ATCTGCCGATTTGTCAATAATGTAGCTAGCACTGACGAGCGAATAGCAGTTATGTTAGGACCTGTTCCTCGCACAGTTAGGCCCGAATAGTGTTTGATCAGAACACATACCTTGATAACACTTTATAATGGCGTCCCGTACCAGATTCGAACTGGTGTACTTACCGTGAAAGGGTAATGTCCTAGGCCTCTAGACGAACGGGACAATTGGTATCCAGTAGAGGTAACGCTCCTCTGTCTTTCGATTATCAGTCGAGTGCTCTACTATTGAGCTAACCGGATACAATGGTATGCTAATTTATTAAAGAACTTAGCTTAAATAACGATCTATTTAAACTATATTATAACATCTTTTAATACCCTTGTCAAGCAAAGGGGTATTAAAGCATGCCACAAAAGGAAAACCCTCGGACTGTTGGAGTGCCGAGGGTTCTAAGATAAACTTGTATGAAAAATTTAAATTTTAACCCTGGAGCACACTCCATGAATTTTTGTCTGCAAAGCGCTCTGACATTCTAATATAAGAAGTCGGTTCTTGATGCTGACAGAAAAGGTTAAAATTATTTCCCATAAAAATATTTATACATCTCGGCACCAAACTAGTGGTGCTTTGTTAAAATTACATTGGCGCGTCTTCCAACTCAGCCAATTGCTTCAATTCTTCAAGTTCGAGGTCATCATCAACAACCTTTGCCTTGACTACTTTAGGTGCTGCTACTTTCTTAGGAGCAACTGCCTTTGTCTTTACTGGTGCTGCTTTAGCTTTTACCTTGACTGGCTTGCTAATAACTGTACCTTGTTTCTTTCCCATTGTCTCAGTAATGAGAGGTGCCCATTGTTTGAAGATACCGCCTACATCAAGAAGATGTTGGCATGCTTCTGCTTTGGTCATTGCCTTAGGCAACTCAATTAACTCAAGAGGTGAGTGACCACCCTTAGACAAGAGTTTAACGCGTGATGCCAAGTCATTAGCAAAACGAACTTTTGTGACGCCATACTGTGTGGAAACGCCGACTACTGTGAATGTACTCATAATAAAGATCCTTCAAAAAATGTAAAAATTAACAACTTCACAATTCATATTATATAGCCTTTCGACTACCTTGTCAAGCATTTTGGATAAATTCTTTAACTTTATTTGCATGCTTGCAAGTCCTGCGGAATTGAAATCCTACACAACTGCAGGAAACAATACCATTATCCGAAACGACATTATAGATATGCCCTTTCGATTTAGATTTAACTTTGAATATCCGAGTTTCTACTCGATTATCCGGAAAATCAAATCCAACGATAAATCGCTTATTAATATGAGATGTAGGATATTCTGGATTACCTGTATATACAGAGACATAATCATTATCTAACCATTTAGGATTATTAACGACTTTGCCCTTGAATATATTATACTGATATTCTTCACCTAATATATTCGACTTCCATCGAGTTTGAATCTCGACTTCTGCACCGATTGAAAAGTTCTTTATCATGTGCTTATTATAACAGAAAGAAGAACCCGAGTCAAATGCTCGGGTTCTAAGTGTTGTTCTAGTACAACGGATTAAATTTGCTTAAAAATTAAGCATTTTCCTTTTCGATAATTCCTTCTGCTTCAAAAAAGTCGATTGCGTCATCTACGCCTTTATTGTGTCCCCATTTGTAGCATGCAAAGCAAGCTGCTAACATTAATCCTATTTGTATTAAATCATATAGAGTGAATGTAATATTTTCCATGTATCGCTCCTTTTGTAATTATTCTTTTGTCAACTCCTCTGCGAACCAATCTGCGTGTTTCTGTCTTAGATTTTTGAACTGGTCATGTTCCACTAGGAATTTTGCAACAAGACTGTTTTCCAAACCATAGGCTTCTATTTCCCAGGGTTGATCCCAGTAAGAAGTATCATCATCATACTTCTCGCCAAACCATAATGTAATATACTTATCTTTTTTAAACTTATCTTTAGCTTCGCCTTTGGCATGCTGTTTCACATGAACCATTTCATGTGCGAGCACTTTGAACATATTAATCTTTTTTCGTGTTCTTAATAGTTCAATATTAAATTCTCTTGGATTGCCATCTCGATCAATTTCGTAATCACAAAAGCCTCCGGCATCTAGCTTATCACGTACAATAATTTTAATAGATATGTTTTTAGACAATTGAGGGGACATTAAATTCTTGGCAAATGATTCGGCTGCTAATTTTAACAAATATACTAGCGTTCTATCTCTTGCATTTCTTACGGAAACAATCATTTTTGTCCTCCTCTAATTTTATTTATACCTAATATATTTCCTTAAGTCCAAAGCGATTGTCTAATTTTAATGAGGCGAATCAACATTGCTTCATCCTCTGCCATATACTCTGCTTCAATTTTATGAGATAGATCTAAAGCATCCATACATTCTTTTCGTTCTTCTTCTGTCTCATTCTCATGCCCCCAAAAATCACCTCCAGATTTTAGTCGGCGTTTTTCACAGTATGCAGACCATCCGCTTGCTTCATGTGCATCTGGTCTATTGCGATATACGGTAGTCCACCACAAATAAAGCTCTTTAATTTCTTTTGCAGAAGATGCTTGACTTGTATCCTCCACTTTGCCATTTTCATCCTCATGCGTAAGTGTTGCTGCCCAATCAAGATGCTCTAGACCTGCTTGAGCACTTCGCCATGTTCTCCAACGGAACCAACCTTTAGCATAGAATGGAGGATTATATTTCTTAGTTGCATCGTCATCCCATGCAATGTGTAACCAAGCTGTTTCTACTTCAACAAAATCAACTAACTCGTTAAAGAGACAAGGCAAAAAACGATTACCGACATCGCACCAATTGCCAGGCTTGATGTCACGGGGATGAGCAGTGAGGCTATGAGTGCGAGTAACCCAACGATTGTTAACGTAATATTTTGCATTGTATAATGTATCTATTGGTAAACGAATAAAGGTTTGAATTTTATCAAAGGCTTCTTCTACAATCCAATAACGAATTGGATGAGTTTCTTTTGCATTTTTCTCCCATGTATGCCACCCGCCACTAGTTGCGGATGTAGGCTTTGCTGTGCCTCTAATCCAATCTGCAATTTTTGTGTTTGACCAATATGTTTTCATTTTAGACCTTAATTGACGAGAAGTCTCGTTTGCCTTTACTTATAATATCATTCATATTATAAGTGCTTTTAGGTTGCCTGTCAACCCTATCAATATCCAAATTAGCATCGCTAAGACCCTTTTGAGCAGATTGTTCTAAATCATATAGCTTCATCTTAGCTCTATCCACGCCAATCATAAATCGTTTATTCGCTGTTGGATCATTATATCTATTCTTCAATTGCTTAACCATAAGCTGATTCAATTGCTCAAGTTCTTCAGTCGAAATCAAAGCAAACATAAAGTCAACTGTTGCAGGCAAACCAAAAGATTCAGATGTATCTGTAAGTTCAACGTCTGTGTTACCATAACCACCTCGAGTTGTCTGTGTAGCGGATAAAATAGGCACATTCTCTTCAACCGCCAACCCACGAAGTTCTTCAGCAATAGACTTAATCAAAGTATAAGAATTAATATTAGACCCTGCTTTGAATCTTGAGCTTGCACAAATATTTAAATAATCAATAATAATCATTGCTGGTTTAAATTGTTTTTTCAATTGCAATTCATTTAACAATGCTTTAAAGTGGCCAACGTGCGCACCAGCTGTAGGATATTCTTTAATAATTAGATTGCCTTCAGTCTTGTTACGAATCTTTTCAATACGAGATTCAAACATAGACTTCGGTAAATCTTTTAATTGATCCATAGTAATGTTCATCAAGTTTGCATCAATACGTTCTGCAATTCTTTCTTCCGCCATCTCAAGAGTAATATACAAAACATTCTTACCTTGAGATAAAGTAGATGCTGCCACGTGACACATAAACAACGATTTACCAACGCCCGTACCTGCAAGAACAACATTCAATGTCTTGTTAGGCAAACCGCCGTTAGTAATTTTGTTAAAATACTCAAGATCAAATGGTGTTCTTGATTCTACACGATGATAAAATTCATATCGAGATTCAGCACTTTGTAAATAATCATGTCCAACATTGTTGTCAAAACACACTCCTAGTGCTTCTTGTAATAATGAAGGGATTCCATCTTCAGACTTTCCTTTGTCTCTACCATCAATAATAGCAATGGATGAGAGGATTGCATTATAAATTGCTTTGTCTTTACAGAACTTCTCTGTTTCTTTATATAACCAATCCCGGTTATGTTCAGTTGGATCAAGTAAATTAACTGTATCTACGATCTCTTTATACTGATCTTCTGTTAGATTTTTATCATTTTGAACAGCAATAACCAAAGCATCTTTGTTTGGTACTGCATTATATAGATCAATAAAATCTTTAATTCTATCGTAAATTATCTTTTCATTGTTGTCAATAAAATACTCCCGTTTTAAGAACGGGATTACTTTTCTCATATACTCATCATCATTAATCAGATTTTGTAGAATTACTTTTTCGATTTTCGAATTCATTAATAGCCTTTGTCAAAACATCATTCACTACCCCATTAAGGGCTTCATTAAAACTATCAGATTGTGTATCTATTTCTTTTCCTTCGGGTTGTTTAAAAACCGTGAAGTCGAGTGCGATTGTCCCGTCATCACTATTTTCCATCGAGAGGGAAGTAATTGCAATGGTTGTTCCGGCAAACTCACCTTCCAAAAGTTCAAAGCCCCATAAATCAGTTTTTTCATTTTGAATTGACCAAGGTTTATACTTCACTGGCATTATCAAACTCCTCATCAATAATTGCTTCATCAAAACTTGTACCTAACATATTTGAACCTGCAATGCGATAGCTGTCTTCGATATAAGTTCTAAACAAATCAGATGTGATAATAGGAATCCAGAATTCTTTAGTGTAAGTATCTTTGAGTCTAAACTTCTTATCAGATACTTCGCCGGTTGCTTTATTAACTGCTGAGTACCAACCGTTAGATGGTTTAATAACAAACCCGCCAGCAATTGCTACATCTAATAGACCAGACCATTTGCTAATACCACCCTCAAACGTTACCTCAACTGGAATCTTAGACTTCTCACGAACAAATCTAGACTTCTCAACATTAACAATGAAGTTATATCCAACAACTTCTGTGCCTTCTTTTTCTTGCTGACGACCAATGATAAAGATGTTATCTGCAGAATAATACAAACCCGTACCACCCGAAACAATTTGTTTAGGGAATAAACCAATTTCAGAATAAGTATGATTAACAACAACCATTGGAATATCTTTAATAGTCAAATGAGGTGTTACCATTCTAAACAACGACTTCATCTGTTTAGCACGAGTCATATCTGCAACAGACTTGCCTTCTAGTGCATCATCAACTTCTTTCTTAGAAGCTAGGTTACCTACAGAGTCAATAACAATAATGATATGCTCACCGCGCTCAATATTATTAACCTGAGACATTAGATCAAATTTTAATTGCTCAATGTCTGTAATAGGTGTATGAAGAATGCGACCTGTATCAATTCCAAAGTTATCAAAGTATGCTTGAGGTGAACCAAACTCTGAATCATAAAATAAAATAACAGCATCGGGATATTTGTCAGTGTATGCTTTAGCAAGCAACAAGGAAAATGCTGTTTTAAAATGCTTAGATGGACCTGCAAATACTGTTAGACCAGGAGTCAATCCACCTTCAAGAGATCCCGACAATGCCACATTCATCATAGGAACCGAAGTCTGAATCATATCCTTCTTTGCAAAGAATTTAGATTTGTTTAGAATTTCGGTTTCTTTAATTGTAGAATTCTTTTTTAATTTTTCAAGTAACGACATAATAACTCCTTAAGTAATTTCAATATTATAATATATTCTAGGCAAAAAGTCTATACTTAATTGCACCAACTTTGTTTGGCTTCACCATAATACTCACGAGCGAATCCATTTGCAATCAATCCAGCACGTAGACTTTGTCCATTAATTAGAATGTCGCCAAGAATACGACCTCCAAACTTGTCCCATCCATAAAGAGTTGCCTGAAACTTGCCGCCTTGTGCTGCTGCTGTAGCAATCGCATTTTTAGTGAAAG